CGGGCCGCAAACGGGTCGTTGGATTTGCCAAACGCGTTTTGAACGCCCTGGTTGAACAGGTCGGTGGCGGTGGACAACGCACGGTTGACGCGGGCGGTCTGTTTGATCGCTGGCGCTGTCCAACTGGTTGTTCCGGAAATCTCGCCAGCAATGCCGCGGGCAGCGTCCGTACCGCCCAAGCCCGACGAATTGGCCAGCGATGCGGTTTGCAGCGCCATGTAATGGCCCAATTGGTTCAGGTTGGTGGCGTTGTCGCTGGTAAACGGCAAACCCGCGTAACCGCCGGTCAGCGCACCAATGAAGTTGGCGCCCTTGCCGGTTATCACGTCGTCGGCCAGTTTAATGATCTGATTGTTGTTGAACGTCTGCAACGGCACTTGCTGGGCGGCGTTCATGCTGTTAAGGCGAATCTCGTTGGCCGCTTGCGCGGTCTGTGGCGTTTCGCCTGGACGCAAACGGGCCACGGGCGTCGTGCCACCGGCGGGCGGCATTGGCTGGCCTTGCACGTTTGGCTGGGCCATTGGGCCACCGACGCCAGGCATTTGGCCACCAGGGGCGCCAGGCATTGTCGAAACAGGGCGGGGCATTTGACCGCCAGGCAGTTGGCCAGCGGTAGGGGTTTCGGCGGCAACACGCTGACCAAGGAATCGACCGTTGGCGTCCATGACGTTGACCACCGGTTGATTGTTTACGTCGTAATGGCTGAACACCTCGCGGCTGCCAGGCGGCAATTGCGCGGTGACCAAAGGCGTTTGGCCAACGGTAGTAGTCGGCGCTTCGCCAGCCACCGATGGGCGGGTAGTGGTTGGAAACGTGGCCGCGCCGGTGCTTGCCGTGCCAGCCTGGGGGGCAAACAATTGTTGCTGCTGCGCTGGGCTTAACAACGTGTTGGCGCCAGCAATCGCCATCGACGGCAGTTGTGGGCCTGACGGAATGTCGTTCCAGGTAGTTTTGTATGCGTCAATCAAACGCTGCAAATCAACGTTGTCTGGATTTTCTTTTTTCAGCAAATCCATTTCGGCAAGATAAGCGGCTTTGTCTTGAATGCCAAGGCGACCAAGAATTGCAAACCGCTGGCCAATCATGGTGCGCTGTTCTTGCGTCAAGTTTTGTTTGGCTTGAATTGCGGTTGTTTGCGCGTTGCCCAAAGTGGTGAATTTGCTTATGTAATCGGCGCCGGTCAAAGGCGCAAGGTTTGGAACGGCGGCGTTCATCTTGTCAATATCGATGCGGCCATTGGTTTGGAAATTTTCGGGGTTTTTCATAAACTCCGTCATCCGGTTGCGCTCTTGCTCTTTTTGCTGTTCAAGGGTTAACGCTATCTCACCCTGTTTGTATTGTTGAACGCCGCGGGCCATGTTGACCATTTCGCCCAGGCTCATACCTGGAACGGGCTTGATGGTGTTGCCAATCGGTTGAACGCTTAAATCAGCCATGTTTTTATCCTTTCAGCAACGCATACATCATTGCGCTATTACCGGCATTTCCAAACGCATTTGCGTAGGCATTTGCAGCGCCAATTTGTCCAGCGCCCATCGCTGTGGCGCCACCAATTGCAGCTTGGCCAATGTTGCCAGCCGCGGTTGTTCCAGCAGTGTTAGTTTGCGTTTGCGCGTTCTGGCCAATGCCAGCAATGCCCGCCAGGGTGTTGTAAATGTTTTGGCGCTGCGCGATGACCTGGGGCATGGCCGTGCCAAGCGTGTAATCTGTTGCAAACTTTTGCGCGGCGCGATCCACGTTTGAACCAGGGCTGCCGACGTTTGCGTTTTGCCTTGCAGCGCCAACCCCTTGCTCAATCGCAAACTGGTAACCAGGCAATCCCAAAATTTCCTCACGGGAAACGGGCGCCGTCAGGCCAGGCAGCATTTCACCAATGCGGTTCAGGGCGCTATAACCCGCTTCACGATACGGCTTTTGCTGTTCGTTAATCAGATTAAACATTTCGCGCTGCTGGTCGGCAGCGTACGTGGTGGCTTCCATTTGGCCAGCGGCGGCGCTTTGCGCGGCCTTTGCTTGCCCCCTTGAACCCATGTACCCTAAAACGGCTGATCCACCTATTGCAACAGCAACCCATGTCATAGTGATTCCCCTTCCAAGGCTTTCATTTGCCCGACAATTTGTTTAAGTTTGTTCGATGAATCAAACAGTGCGGCATCGTCAGATTCAATTAATTCCGCTTCAATTTCATCTAAGTCGGTTTTGTCAGTTCGGTGTATCGTGATGCCGATTGCATCAGTCACCGCCAGGGTCACCCGCTTTGTTCCAGGCTTGCTTTCAATTACATCGCCCGCTTGCAATTTTCGCATTCCAGCCTCAGTCCAGGCAATAATTTCACCTTTGGCGCACATAAAAAAATGCGGCTCTTTGTGAACCTTGCCAACAATCAACGTGCCAGCCGAACGGTAAACACGGCGGCAATACATTCCAGGGCTGAAAAAATGCTCTGTTTTCAGTTCCGCTTGGGGCATTTTGACCATTTCGGCTTGCAGCCGGTCAATTTGCTCACGCGTTGGTGCATGGTCAAAAACGTCAAGTTCCATCAAAATCTGCCCCCACCAATGCCGTTGATTGCAGTCAGTAATGTAAACGTACCAGCCGTTGGCGTCACGTTTCCAATGATGGTGTTGTTGATTTCGCCGCCGTTGATGATCTGGTAATTAACGGTCTGCGACACCAGTTGGGGGTTTTGCAGCCAAATGATCCACTCACGCGATGGCCGTCCGGTCGCTTGCTCAATGAACGGCGACGTCGGAAACCGGATGTTGGTTTGGGTGGCCATCAGTTATCCCCCGCCGACGCCTTCAGGTTTGCGGACACGATGACAGCCTTCACGGGGTCGCTGACGGCCACTTCAAAGATGCGGTCACGCGCCCAGCCCAAACGGCGCCAAATAGCGCGGTTGGTGTAATTGCCCTGTCTGCCGATGCCGACCCAATGCTCATTCGACCAGGTAGAACCGCCGTCATTTGACCAGCGCAACATGGCCTGGGGGTTGTCACCCTGGCCGGTGGTCAGGCCAACACCAGGCTGGAATTGGATTTGGAATTCCTCGAAATACTGGCGCTGCAAATCGGTGGTGATGTGCGGGGCGCGACGCAATCGACGGATCGGGCTGCCAGCGTCGGTGTACTGGTCAAAATCCAGGCTGTAAATCTTGCCGTTTTCCCAATCGCCCACCAGGTTTTTGTTGGCGAACGCGATGCCGCAGTTGCCGCGGTGGCGGTGGTACGTGGCCGTTGGGCTGTCCCAATACAGCCATTTGTGCCACTGCTGCGTGGCCAGGTCATAAACCCAGGTCAGGTCGGCATTGGGGAACGTGATAACGTAAAACTCATGGCCTTCGACCTGGTAAGTCCAGGCGCGGGCGTCGGTCACGTCGATGCCCACCAGGCTGTTTTCCACGGCATGGGTTGACAGGCGCTTGTATTCGTAGCCTTGCATGATGCCGATGGTGGCCGTGCCAAGGGTATCCCGTGCCAGAAACATGAACGTTTCAGCGTAACGGGCCACGGAAAACGCCGCGCCGCAACCGTTTTGCGACGATGTGCCGGACACGCGCTGGAACGGAAACGACAACAGGCCGGTGATCTGGCTGCCGACGTCCACCCAAACTTCGGTGGTGACTTCGCCCAACAAGTAAACCTGGCGGTGGTCAACAATCAGCGACACCAAGTTGTCAGGCGATCCGTTCTTTGTGCCGAACCAGGCTTGCGTGGACAACGGCGAATCCAAGTCGGTTGCGCCGTAGTTTTGCGTGTTGGGCTGGTTGTACAGAATGTACCCGTCCACCACGTCGTTGACGGTCGCGCCTTGCCAGGGGCCGTCGGTCGATGGCAGCGTGACAAACGTGTTTGTGGAAACCACGTAGTAATAACGGTTGGGGCCGTCCACGATGTACGCGGTCAGGCCGCCCGTGGTCATTTGGTTGTCGGTGATCGACACCGGCCCCACGTTGGTGGTCAGCGTTCCGACCTGGATGTAAGCCAGGCTGGTGTCAATCCGGTACACGCGGTTGCCGCACACGGCGATGGCATATTCCAGGCCCGACAGCGCCCGCATCCCGCGCACTTCCGCGGGAATGGGGAATGTGATTTCGGTCACCAGGCCAGGGGTTGGGTACAGCGCAACGATGCCCCGTTCGCCTGGCTGTTTAGTCGGGTCGATTTCGGGGTAAAAATTGATGCACTCCTGGTCGTTCTGGTAAATCGACCTGGTGGTGTACGACGCACCGACAAAACCAAAATCAGGCATCAGTTAAATCCCCCGTCAAGAATGAACGCGGCGTCCTTTGTTCGTCCGGTCATCAGCGAATCCGGATACCTGGACACTTGCGGCGGCTTCATGTTGGTGCGCTTGATCGTCGCTTTGGCCTGGGCAGCGTAAGCGGTGATCTGGCCCACCTGGGTCTGGTTGACCTTGCCAAACATCGGCATCAGGCGTTCGGCCAAACACCAGCGCAACGCCATGTTGTAGCCCTGGGGGAATTGCAGCGTTCCGTACAAGTCGCCAAACTCGCGGAAAATGGTTTGCGTGAACAGGTGCATTTCGCCCTGGGCGGGATTTGGCCAAACGTACACGATGCCCAATTGCTCCGACGGCTGGTAATAAACCGACTTTGGCCATGGGCCGTTCAACGACTTCAGGCCAATGGATTCGTATTCTTCCAGGCTCAAAATGCTAATCGGGTAATCCAGGCCACCGCCGTAGATGGGCGCACCATTGGATGTCGTATTGACGCGCACAAAGGCCGATTCGATGGTCAATGGGCGCTCATAGTAGGCATCAATCAATTGCGCCACCACGGGCGTTGTATGGCCGCGGCTGACGGTATATGTGCCGCCTTCGTTGACGTTGCCGCCAGCGCCGGTGTTGAACGACACGATGGTCGTGCCAGGCAACACGCCAGGGCCGGTTAGGGTCATGCCCATGGTGATGGCGCCCCTGGTCACGCCGTCCACCGGCACGGTCAGCGTTGTGCCGCTGATCGAACCGACAAACCTTGCCGACACATTACCGCCAGGGCCAAGCGTGTATTGAATCTGGTTTTGAACGCACGGGAAAATGATTTCGGTGCGGTAAAACACCATCATGTTTTCGTTTGACCATTGCGCGATCATGTCGTTCAGCATATCCAGCCCGTCCTGGGCTTCGTCTGCTGTCGGATTTTCGCCGCTGGCCAACGCGCCAATGTCTTTCATGGCGCGGGTGATGATGTCATATGGGGTAGTCATGTCAACCCCTTATTAGCAATCATACGCATTTGCGTATTCTGGAATCGCTTTTATGTGTTTGTACGCCTGTGCAATTGGATTTTCTCCGTTTAAGTCATACACGCATGAGTAACTTTTTTCGGAAAAAAAAGGTTTTTCAAGGTTTTTGTAAGCACGTACAACAAATTGCATTTCACTTTTTGTTGGAAGTTGCACCGCCTCAACGCGATTGTAAGCATCATCAACAGTTATGCCTTGAACCGTAACAATTGTTTTTCTGATAGCCATCTTGATTTCCTTTCAAAATTATTTTGCAACCCAACCAGTGTTTCCACTGCCAGATTCTTTGACGTACAGAGTAGTATTCGCGCTACCATTTGTTCTGGTGTATATGGAACCGACGGGTGCGGTTATCACACCTTCTGGTGAATTTGAACCTGACGTAAAAATTGCAGAAGTCCCGTTGACAGAAAAATTCAAATCAGTACCAAGCGCAAAAGTTCTTACAGCAGCGCCAGCGCGGGATGACAACAACGAAAGAACTTCGGAAGAATCGTTGACAACCAATGTGTATCCCATTGCATTGTCAGCTTTGTTGATTTTGAATTGCTTGGCGTATGTCCCCGCAAACTCCATGTAGATTGGGTCAACAGCGCCAACAAATTTGGTGGGCGTTCCCGTAATCGACATTCCCGTAATCATGCAGGATGTGGAATCGTTATACACCGCGCCAAGGGTGCAGTTCTCCGCATACAAGCTAAGAACGTTGATGTTGGTGCTGGTTCCACCAATACCCAAGGCAGCGCCAGCATTTTGACCATCAAAGTTGATGATCTGCAACTGGTCGCAATGACGCATTTCCATGCCGTAGTTTCGACCGTTTGCCTTGATGTTGATAAACGTGGATTGCGTTACACCTTTACCTGACGATCCAAGACAAATAATTCCGACCAATGGTGCTACCCAAGTGCCACCCTCACCATCAAAGTTAGCCATGATGTCTTCAAAGACGTTCCAGTAGCTTTCCTCGGCGATCTGAATGGCGTAACCGTAAAAACCGCGAACCCAAATGTTTGAATGGTTGCTGAACCATTGCGAATTGAACAGCAAACCATTGTTGGCGGTTGTAGTGTTGTCACCTTCAATGTAGATGTTTCGCATAGACATTCTGCGAGAAATGCCCGAACCACCAACTTGAACAGCATAGTCGCTTGTTGACAGCGCAGACCCGCCAGCCTTCAGCTTAACTTGCGGGAAATTTTCGCCAAGCACACTGCAAGTAAACGTCAATTTGGAATTGAACAGATACGTGCCCGTTGGGAAATATAAAGTCTTGCCGCTTGCTGTGGCTGCGGTAATTGCTGCTTGAATTGCCGGGGCATCATTGGCAACCCCATCACCAACAGCGCCATAGTCCAGCACGTTCAACAACGCGCCTTCAATCATGGCATAAGTTACTTTTGTCAGGCTCATGCTTTTTTCTCCAATTCCGCAACTCTGATTCTCAACGACTGAAGTTCGGCAACGATGTTGGCAATAAACTCTGCCGACCCATATTCCATTGCTTGATATTTGGGACTGCCGTCTTCGTCTGTTTCGTCTTTTTTACCAATCACACTTCCAGGGCTGATTTCTTGAACCTCATGCGCCAAGAAACCAACACCGGCACTTCCATCAGACTTCCACGACCATGTTTTAGGCTTCAAAGCATCAATAAAAGCGCCGCTGTTTTGCAAAGGCTGCGGGTTGTCTTTTAAACGATAGTCCGATGATGTGTTGTATGCCGTTGCGGTGTTGCTTGATGTAATTGATCCAACCGCTGTACCAGCAGAATTTAGGAAAGCTGCTTGCGCTCCAGTTGTTGCACCGGCAGCTTGGTCATGTTTGCAAATCAAAATGGCGCGGTCATTACCCGATGCGTTTTCAAGCCATACGGTGTTGTATGAACCATTTGTGTTTCTGGCCTGAATCCAGTAATTTCCTAGACTGGATGTAAGACCTGAGCCGAATATAAGACCGCTTACACTTAAATTTGATGCGCCAGGATTGGTTGTATTGCCAACGGAAAAACCGCCTGCACCACTCCATCCACCGCGCAACGATCCACCAGTAGAAAACCAAATTGGGCTGGATGTGTCTGCGGCAATTGTCAGTTGGTCAATGCTGTAAATGACGCCTTGCGTTCCAACAATTCCAAGATAGTTGTAGCCCGATCCAGCACGAAACATTTGAATGTTCTTGCTGTTGGTCGTGTCATTTGCGCGGAACCCCACCGTTCCACTTGTGCCAATTGCCGATTGCGGGACAACAAGCGACCCATCAAACGTCAATGCGCTGCCAGTGGTCAATGCACTGGTGCTCGTGGCGTACAAAATGCCATTGGTTGTAAACGATGACAACCCTGTGCCGCCGCGGCTGGTTGCCAGTTGACCTGTCCAACCAAGTGTCAACGATGCAGCGTTCAGCAATGCGGTGCTGGCGTTGCCGCCCAGGGTCAGCGTGACGTTGGTGTCATCGGTCTTCGTAAGGGCTGCTGGCGCGTTCCATTGCGGCGCTGTACCAGACGATCCCAACCATCGGCCAGTTGCACCAATGGCCAGTTTGGTCAGCGCCGTGCCGCTTGCGTAATACAGCAAGTCGCCAGCGGTATAGCTGGTTAGGCCCGTACCACCGGCAGTGGTCGGCGTAGTCTTCCAGGCAATGACCTGGACAGCGTTGGCATTGTCCTTGTAAAACAGTTTGCCATCAGTGATGTTAATGGCAAGTTCAGACCCCAACGTGCTGTTAGTCAGGTTGCCAGCAGCGGGGGCTTGTGCCGCTGTGCTGCTGCTGTAAATTAGGATTGGGGTGTAGCCTGTTTGTGCCATGTGTACCCCTTACAGTGCGATTTCTACATCCAACATTTCAACCACAATGTCACCGGCTGTTGCGCCAGTTGTGTTGATGTCAAGATAGTATTCGCTGTTGATGATGTTTAAGGGCGTCCAATTTTCGATGGCCACAACTTTCACGCCCGTGGTGTCGGTCACGCGATGCGTAAAAATCAAGTTGTATTCATCAGGGGCAGTCACGATAATTTCACCAAAGAAATCTGTTGCCGCGCCGGATGCTGGTGAATATGTCAACGTGGACAAATGATTATTGTTCAGATACAGCAAAATTGATTTGCTGTTTGCGTTGTTTACCACGTTTCCACTGTACCGAATCTTCATCACGGAATTTTGATTCGCCAGCATTTGCTGTGTAATGAAATGTCGGAACAGGTTTCGATTTGTTCCAGCGGTGCTAGACAAATTCATTTCGCGCCGACGGAGGCTTCGCTGTTTGACTGGCGTAGCCATGTTTGCGCTTATGCCAAACGTTTCTTGCTGAACCTTGTTTACATCGTAGTACGTCAACCCCAAATGCAAATTCACTGCGGTGTTGAATTCACCGTCAGTCATATTTGTGTTGATCGAATAAGACGACGACACCTTGGTCACGTTGTCAATGATGATGATGGGCGGGACGCGCTTCAAGCCATCTGAAGCTGGATAAGTACACCAAACCAACGACGCATCGGCACGGGCAGAGTTCAAACCACCACCCGTATAGCAATCACGAATCACAATTGCGGGGCTGTACCTGGTTGACGTGTCAGGGCAGCCAAATGCATGGATCAGCGGCCACCCGCCGTTGCCACCTTCATCGCCCCATCGGCAGTTGTACATCTGCACATGGTTTTGATAGTCGGCCACCCATGCGGCGTTCAATTGCGTTCCAGGAACGCCGATGCAACGGTAAAAATACAACGTTCCACCTGCGTTCACAATTTGCGTTGTGTTTTGCGTGTTTGACTTGTTGCCATCGAACCAGCAATCAGAAAATTCCTTCATGTCGTTGGCAATTCGCGCAACCCTGGCGTTGTTCACAAACTTGCACTTGTCAATTTTTAACTGGCCACTGATAGCGACCACATCAATTGCAAAGTTGGCAGAGTTGTAGAACATACATTCTTCAATCCGCAGTTGGTTGCTGTCCAAATTGTTGTTGGCCAGCACCAAATGACGGCGACCCCCAACAAACGTCAGGCCGCGAATAGTCATTAGATACGCTGCGCCATCAATGTATGCACCATTCGTGATGTTGATCCGACCACATGACATTACATCCTTAGTTGGGTCATTTTGCTGAATCTTGGCTTCATCGCCATAAATTTGGCAAAACCCTGGAATGTCGATGTTGTTCGATGTTAGATAAACGCCATGAGGAAAGTAAACGCCTTTGATGGCGGCATTAAAAGGGTTACCTGCGCCATTTTGTGACGCCATAATCAAAGAATTGGCGTAATTCACCGCATCTTGAATGGCCACAGTGTCATCAGTAACGCCATCGCCAACAGCGCCATAGTCTTTAACAGACACCCAAAATTGCTTGAATTTATCAAAAACGTTAAGGGTAACAGACCCTGCCCCTGGCATTTCATAAGAAACGTTTTGGGCAGTCGTAACATTGGTTGCAACTGGTGATGCGGTTGTAAATTTAACCAATGCGCCAACGTGCAATCCTGTGACAAAAGTTACCGTGGTGCTGTTGGTTTCGACGAATGCGTATTGTGCGCCTGGGCCGTATTGGTTGACCCCATCCACAAATACAGACAGATTGTTTGTGCTAGGCTGATATTGCATGGTCGTCAGCGTGAACACCGTCTGACCAGCCGTAGCCGTTTGAATTTCCTGTTGACTGGTGTAGGAAACAAAATTTGAATTGATGCCAACCAGGTTGTCGTATGTACCAATCAATGCGCTGGTGGAATCTTCAACAACAAACTTGTATGCAATGCCGTCAGTCAGCCAGATTTCACCGCTAGGGACGCGGCCAGCACCATCCAACACGATTGGGTTGCTGTGGGCAATCGTTCCGCTGCTGGCGGTGTATGTCGTAGCGGGCGTGGTTGTTCCGGCTGCATAAGTGAAAATTTTGCCGCCAGCCAGCGGGTTGCCGTTGTTGTCGAAAAGTTGACCAGCAACGCCAAATACGGGGGATAAGTTGACTGACATTTTTATTCCTCAAAAGTGGGTGTGAACACCTGGGGCGCCCAGGGCAGCGGGCGGGCTTGTTGCTCCACCACATTGACCATTTGTTCAGCCAGGCGGGCTTCAATCATGTTTTTGCCATCGGCCATGGTTTCGGCCTTGATCCAACCCACAATCATTGTTTCCGTCACCTGGTCGAACGCGACGTCCATTTTAGGTTCACGGAAAAACCAGTTGCCTTCGGTTTCGACAGCGGCAAACTGATTTTCAAGGCGGGCGAAATACCTGGCTTCGGTGATTAAATCACCATCGGCTTTGATGCCTAGAATTTTCCAGGTCGTGTTCATTAGAAGTTGCCCCCGCCAGTGCCACCCGTTGCGGTAAAAATACCTGTGGATGGGTTGAATTTAAGTTTAGTCGATGACACTCTCGCGGGCAAGTTTCCGGTTGAATTTGTGACCCAAACAGGAAAGTAATCTGCGTTGGTCGTGGTGTCGTCAGTGACTGCAAAGTTGTTGGCGTTGGTGGCCGTGCCAGCGGTCGTTGCCGATCCCGCGCTGCCATCAATCGAAACGCCGGTCAGGCTTTGCACGGCGCTGGCGCGGTTCAGCGCAATGGTGGTCGTGCCGATGTGCAGCGACGAATTGCCCAGCACGGTGGATGGAATGGTTCCGGTCAACTCGCCCGCGGGCAAACCGGTCAGGCCCGTGGCCAGGCCAGCAAACCCCGTCGCGGTCAAAACGCCGGTGGACGGGTTGAATTGGTACTTCGTGGACGCCGCAAACACCGTGGTCAGGCTGCCCGATGTTTGGTTGGCAAACAGCGGATACCTGGTTCCGTTGGTGGTCGTGTCGTCGGTCACCGTCGCGTAAGCCACCGGCGTCACCCAGGACGGGGCGCTGGTTCCGTTTGACTGCAACACCTTGCCAGAATCGCCCGCGCCGGACGCCAGAAACGCCGTTGTACCGCTTGCGGATTGATAAGGGATACTGGCGGCTGCACCACCGGCCAAATTCGTTGCTGTGACCGCGCTGGTGGCGTTTGTGGCGTTGCCCACCGTGATGCTGGCCGGATCAGTCCAGCCTGGCGCCGATGCGCCCGCGGTCAGGATGAACGTGGATGTTCCAAGTCCCAGGAACGTAGTAGCGCCGGAACCCGTTTGATACGGGACGCTTCCCGCGGCCCCGCCAGCCAGGTTTGTTGCGGTTCCCGCTGTGGTGGCGCTTCCCGCTGATCCCGCTGTGGCTGCGTAGCTGACAGACAGGGTGCTGGATGCGACGTTTTCCCAACGCTGGGCGGTGCTGTTGTATTGGATGACGTCCAGGTTGTTAAGGGTTCCAAATTGGACGTTGCCATCAGTACCCCCCAAAACCGACCCGTAAGTGGGCCGCACAAACAAAATGCCGTTGCTTGACCCGACGTTGACCACCGCAGCCACCAGCGCAATTGCGTTGGGAATCGCTGGTTTGTTCTTGGTCAGCCCACCCGTAACGGCGGGGTTGTAAAACAGTTCGTCGCCTTGCGCCCAAGTTTCCGCGCCGCCCGTGGTGTTGATGTTTTTCACCTCACCAAACGCAACAACAAAAATCCAGGCATTGTTGGCGCCAGATTCCGCAGCCAAGCCCAAAATATATTGGCTTTGGGTAGGCGTCAGGCCGGTGGCAGCTTTGCCCACCAGGCCACCCGACGCGCCCAGCGTACCGGCAAACGACACGACCTGGCCCTTGGTGATGGCGCCCTGGCATTTGATCCGGTAAAACTGTTCCTCACCGATCTTTTGCACCACGTTGCCGTTCATTTGAAAAGCAAGGGTCTGGAATTGGTCGTTGCTGTCGTAGTACAGCCGCGCCGTGGTGTTGGTCGGCAGCGGGCTTTGCGTGTGATTGAAATCAATATACGACGGCGTGGCAATGCCGCCCGTGATGGCCGACATACTGGTGATGTCGTTGTTTGCGCCCAAGACAGCCGCGGACAGGTTCGCCCTGGCTCCGGCTGCGTCCGACGCGCCCGTGCCGCCATGCAACACCGCGACATCAGTTGCCGCCCAGGTTCCTGTGGCAATCGTGCCAAGGGTCGTGATCGACGTTTGGCCTGGCCAGGTGGTCGCAATCTGCAACCCGCTGACGCTGGCGTCCAGGCTGGTTCCGTTCAGCTTGACGGAAAACTGGTTCGACAGCAGTTGCAACCCGTTGCCCGCGGTGTATGTCCCAGCCCCCGAAAACTGCGTCCAGGGCATGGCCGTGACGCCAATTGTGCCGGTCGATCCCGCGGTGGTCACCCAGCCGGTGGACGACAGCGTGGCGCCGTCTTCAATGAACGTGAACGCCCCTGGCACTTCCGACCAGTTGTTCATGTCCGCGGTGCGTGTCCATCCGCTGGCGCTGGCTGCGTAAATGCCGTTTTCGGCTGTGTTGGTCTGGTTTTTGACCAGGATGCGGTCGCTTGCAGTCAGCGCCGACGGCCAATCGCCGCCAGCCTGGGTGGCCAGGCCCGACAGCGCAATGTTGTTTGTGGTCGTGTACAAACACGACGCCTTGATGTCCAACCCCTGGGCCACGGAATCAACATAAGCCTTATTGGCCACGTCGGCGTCCGCGGTGGGCATGGCAGCCACCTGGGCAGCGGTAAAAAATGCCGCTGCGGGAACATTTCCACCAATGACCGACGAATCAATCGTCGAATTGGTAATGGTTAACCCTGATTGGATCGGGCTAATTGGGGGGAAAAACGGCGTACCAGCGGGGCCGACAAAATATTGCAGCGTAAAAGTCGGCTCAGGGCCGAAAACGCCCTGAACCGGTACGATGTTTGTGGTCTGTCTGCTGGCGACCTGGTTGGTCATGGCTTACCCCGCTGACAACGGTGTCACAAAGCATTCGCCGTTTGCAGCAGTGCCGATGATGCGGATGAAAAACGTGTTGCGCGGCGCTGGAACCACGATGGGGTAATTCATGCTTGGCGGCAAGATAACGCCAGGCGTCGATGTGCCGGTGGTTGGCACGGCGGGCGCTGCGGTTTCCGCGGCAGTGTTGCCCAGGGACACCACAACCGACGCTGTGCCGGTGTTAATCAGGGCAACGTAATTGTTTTGAACGTTGGTGTTGGATTCAATCGCCAGGGCGGTTGATGCGGACGCTGGAACGGTGATTCGGTACGTCGGCCCATTGGGTCTAAAACTTGGCAGCATATTGGTTCCCCTTTCGTGGGAAATTATAAAGTTTCAAAAAGAAAAAGCCACCCCTTTTGGGGGCGGCTTCGTTCAAAGTTCAGCCATCCTTAGTTAGGGGCGACCAAACCTTTGGTTTCAAGCAACGTGATGATCGCGTTGACTGCTGTCGCGATCTCAGTGCCGGACGCGCTGTTACCTAGGGCGGTAATAGCAGTGCCTTGCGCTGTTGCGGCGACGCCGTGGAACCCCAACAACTTGGATGCGGAACCGGCCAACACGATGCCGTCGGCTGCGTCTCCGTTAAAAAGTTGTACGGTGGTTTGGGTACTTGCTGGGCCTGGATTTGCCATGATTATTTCCTTTCAATGTGAATGATTAGGCTGCAACACGGCAAGCCAGTTCAGGGTACAAAGGCGCCCAACCGTACAGCACATCCAAGCGGGTTGGGATGCTGTCGTTGTTGATCGTGTACTGACGAACCACGCGGATCGACAAGCCAAGTTCCTTATCGGAAGCGCGGCCAGCGAAATGAACGCCATCAGGCAGTTCCAGGTCGGCGGTGGCCAACGTGAAAGCGTTTTTGTGCATGATGATGTTTTGTGGGGAAGTGGCGCCGGTCTTGTTGAACGGTGTCACGACGGCAGTGCTGCTGGTTGCAGTGACCACGACGTTTTGGAATTGACCGCCGGTGATGATGGCGGGCGAAACCGTAACGGCAGTACCGCCACCGGATGCAACAGTCACGTTTGCACTCACCACGAAATTACGCAGCTTGCCCGAACCGTAAGCAGCGCGGTTCTGTGGGTTGACGGCGAACACGTTGGCGATCTGGATGACGTCACCTTGCTTCAGTGCAGCAGTGCCAGCCGACGACACCAGGGTGATGGTGGAACTCGATGCCCAGCCAGTGGAAATCGAACCAGTGAAGGTCGCGGTGTTGGTGGACAGGGTGTCAGAGTAGGAACCAAAAGTTTGGTTCACAACGTTCTGATCCATCTTCCAATTCATACCGCCAGAATCACGGCCCATCAAGCCCTTGGTGTACTGGTTGCTGACTTGCGTTTGTGGATTAAACAAACCCTTCAAGCTGTCCACGATGGTGGCGCTGGTGAAAGGTTCGATGATGCACGAACGGCGGCCATCGCGGGGTGCGCCTTCGCTGTCCAGGTAAGCCTGGGCAGTCAGGTACGTGATAAGGCCGGTGGGTGGCGTACCAGCAGTACCAACGATGTTGGCGGTGCTGTTCTTGGCCATGGTCAAACCGTCAAAGTCGATCTTGTTGGCGATGGCGGCGATGGCGGGCTTCAACACGCGGTCGCTGAACATATCCAAAGACAAGGCCAAATCCTGGGTCGTGAATTGGGTATCGACGTGGAATTGGGTGGACAAAGTGACGGGAACGCTGGTTTCGTTGAAGTCTTCAACGTTCAGCGCGGGGCCGGTAGTGCCGATGAAACGACCAGGGCGACGGACGTTCAATGTGTTACCGATTTTGGCGCCGGTAACAGCAAACTGATCGTCATACTCGCGGTTGACTTCACTGGTAAAAGTCAATTCGTTTTCCAAGACCATCAACGCTTCGTTGGTGATCTTGCTAATGGTAAGCAAATTGTTGGACATGATTATTTCCTCAAAAATGGGTTAAATGTCAGCGGATTCTACGTGCTGCGCGGGCTGCTTTCCACTGCTGATATGAACCATGGAAATTGCCATCGGCATCCAGGCCCGCATCAACGGTATTCAAGGCTCCACGCAACGGCGAAATCGGCGCTGGCGCTTTTGACTTTCCAACAACAGGCTTCACGTCTGGAACGGTCGCTTTTGCGTCCCTCTCATAACGGGCCTCAATCTTTCCAATCTCACGGACGGCTGACACAAGTGACATTCCGGCCAGCTTTTGTGCAATCTCGGTGTTTTCAGCCAAGTAGTACAAAATCTGCGGGCCATGCTCTGATTCGATGATCGCATCGCGCACTGGATCGCTGACGCGAACCTCGCTGCTTTGCACCATGTCGTCAAAGTCGGGTAAGTTCGATTTCGCCGCGTTCACTCGGTCTGCCCAGGCTTTGAATTTCACTTCCTGTTCAGCCGCTGCCTTGCGGTTCAACTCTTGCTGATCCCGTTCTGCCATCTTTTTATCAGCGGTATATTCGGCCAACGCTTTCGCGTATTCGTACATATCGCTGAATTGGTCGGGTGTTGGTTCCTCGCCAATGTCATCCTGTGGGGCTTGCGCCTGTGGGGTAACCTTGCCTTCCAGTTCCTTCACCCTGGTTTCCAAACGTTCACGCTGTTCGCGCTCTAAGCGGGCTTCCTCGCGGGCCGCTTCGCGCTGCTTCGTAATCTCTGAAAACCGCCGTTCCAACTTGGGGTTGGGCTTGCGTTCCTTCTGATCGTCTGCTGTTGTCGCGTCATTCCCGTCCCGATCTTGTTCACTCTGATCGTCCGCATCCGGCTCGGCATTCGCGTCTTCGCGGGCCGCCACGGGGGCTGCGGGTTCTGAATCAACTAAACCAAGTTTTTGGGCTGTGAATTCCGCTAAATTTTCGCTTGTCACGATGTTACTCGCCAGGCGTTCTTGCACTTCCGACATAGGTAATCCTACGAATTAACCCAATGAAAACCCATTGGTAGGTTTTGGATTGATTTTCAATCCGAATTCTTGCATTGTCAATCACATCATGCCAGGCTGCATTCCTGGCTGCTGCGGCGGCTGCATTGGCGGCTGCTGCTGCGGCATTTCAGGCTGCATTTGTGGCTGCATGGGCTGGGCCAGCAATTCCTGGCCAGCCTGTAAAAACGGGTTTTGCGTCTGGTTGACTTCCATTTCGGCAAACATCGACGCTTGCTGCTGCTCCTGGTCGCGTCGCTGCATTTCCGCGGCCAACGCTTCGGGCGTGATGCCAGCCAACACCAGGCGCGTCATGGCGTCCAGTTCCATTTTGTTTTGGTCGGTCACGGCCTTGACGTTGGCTTGGTTGACGCGGGCCTCGTTGATCGTGTCGGTGTTGTAAGCGCGTGAAATCACGTCCATCAGCTTGCGGCGGTTGTTACCGTCTTCCTTGATCTGCGCGACCTGGCCACGGTTGTTGATTTCCAACTGCATCGCGATCATTTGCTGTTCCATGTCCGCAATCTGCTTTTGCTGTTGCAGCATCTTCATTTGCGCTTGCGGCGGGATTTCCGACTTTTCGTCAATCTGCGACAGCGGGTTCATGGCAGCCAGGCGGTCGGCAATGATGTCCGCGCCAGGGAAATCCATGTTGCGGAACAACAAATCGCCCGCGGCCTGGAACACTTGCGGGTCGGCCATCAACGGCATCATGGTTTCGACGGCTTGCTGGCGCTTGCTGTTGTAGCCTGGGCCGGTGTCCATCACCACGTCATACAAACCCACTGTGACGTCGTTCATCACTTCGCCGGTGGCCTGGCGTTCGTTCAGGGTCACCAGGTCGGGCTTGCCGTCGGCGCCGATGATACGCAACACGCGCTGGGTGTCGTACACCTTCGGGATCAAGTCCAGGATAACTTTGCCCGTGTGCTTGATGCTGCGGGTCATGTTGTCGTAGAAGTGGAAGTTCGACAGGTCAACCTGTTGCTGCTGGCCTTGCAACGCCTTGCCGGAAATGTTGCCTGGCAGTTCCTGGGATGGGTCAAAGATGCCCAGCACGGTTTTCAGGTCGTCAGCAATGGCAGCCGCGGCCACCATGATGCCGTCCGGTGGTGGCTCTGGCTGGATGCGTGTCGGCACGGGCGCGGGGACGCCCTCAATGTCTTTTTGCTTGTAACGCAAAACAGGCGTTGACTTGATGTTGGCCATTGCCCATTCGGATTCGTGCCCTTCGTCTTGACCTTCGGCCAGCAGCCACTTGGGCTTGGGCGCCAGGGCAATGCTCTCGGTCATGCTGGTGCGCCAGAAGTTGTACATCCGCTGTGGGTCTTTGGCGAACCGCACCAGGCCGTACTTTTTGCGTTTGCCCTCAATAATCATTTGGGCGCCGTAGCACGGGATGATTGGAATGTACTTGCCCGCCCAATCCTTTTCTTCCAGGATTTCCATGGCGGTCAGCTTGCACCACTTGACCTTTTTGCGGTACGACGGGCGCTTGTCCATGATGGTGATCTTTGACGCGTCCAGCAACTCAGGGCTGGGCAATTCGTCTTCATACACCTTTGTGCCGTCCGACAGCATCACCAGGGTGGCGCGTTCGCGCTCCACGTACCAGTATTCAGCGACGCGCACATCCTCACGGGTGACCCACTCCGCGGTGTCGTCGCCGGTGGCCCTTGGTAGAAACCCTGAACCATCGTCGGCGCCTGGATATTGTTCGCGGAATGCCCGCTTGGACATCACGCTGGTGACCAGGCATTTTTCGGCGTCCGAACCGTCAGGCGACACGCTGTTGGGGTCGAAATACACACTGAACGGATCGTCAATCGGGTCAATGTAGATTTCCTGGTCGAAACTGTCTTCCGACACGTAATTGGTGTTGACGCGCCAGTAACCCCAGCCCATGCGGACAGCGTATTCAAACGCGGTGTCGTAGGCGGTATCGGCGTTGGAATTGATTTCAATGTGGCGGGTGATGCCCTCGACCACCTGGGCAATTTTTAGGTCGCCTTCATTGTTGACGGGGTGAACCTTGATGCGGGGGCGCTGCTGGCGCTGCTGGTTGGTGACCTGGCGCACATAGGCGTCGATCTTGTTGATGGTCAGACAGGGGCGCGATTCCAGGTTGCGGCTGTTCTGAATCTCCACTGGCCACTGGTCGCCACCGGCAAACTTCAGGTCGCCCAATGCTTCAGCGCGGTTTTGCGAATCAGCTTCCGCAACCAATCGCAAAAACTTAATCGCATCACCGATGCGGCCATCCATGTCAGTGTCTTGCCATGCCATAAATATCCCCTTTGTCCAGGATTATCCCATCCATCCCCCGCCCATCGCAACCGGTTTGGGCTTGCGGATTTTGGCGGGTTCTTTAATCATTAACCCGATATACCGGAATGCGTCGGCGCCGTGCGAATATTGGTCATGCAACGGGCTGCGACTGAATTGGCCCGTGTCGGGGTCAACCTCATAACGGTAATGTCGCAAACAGTTTAATCCGTCCGCGCAATTTTCGCGATCAAAATAGCAGTTGGAAAATATTGTGCGGGCCGCGTTGATCGAATCAGCGACCGGCACTCGCTCCAATATCCGCGTCTTGTATCCAGCCCCGCGCACGATGTCTTCAATGCTGCGACCGGCTGCGGCCAGCGTCTTGTTTTGGGCATCGTGCGGCAGCCAAATGGTGTCGTACACATACCCAAATGTTTGCAGTTGCGCCAGGTAGCTGGTCATCGTGCGCTGCGTGTCTTCAAAGTAACGGATCAGGCGCGTTTCCATGCCCACAAACTGCACAAACCACCAGGCGGTGGCGTCGGCCCAGCCCAGGTCGCAAACAGCGTGGACGGGCTTTGTCGGGTCATACGGCACTCTGGTCAGGCGTTCGTCCCGTTCAGCCTGGACAAGTTCCTTGGCAAAGATGGCGCCATCGACTGTTTGGCGGCACATCCCTTCCCATACCTGGTTGTAGGCTTCGGGGTCGCGCAACTTCAGCGCGTCCTTTTCCAGCGCCAGCGTTTCGGGGAACCAGGGGTTGTCGTTCCAGTTGATCTTGATGCTTATGCAATCCCGCGGGGGCTTGACCACAAACCGCTGGTACGTTTCATCGGTTTCCAGTTCGGGGTTGAACGAAACCCATATCTCGCTGCCCTGTTTGCGGATGGTCGGAATCAAGATGTTCCAGGACAAGCGGCTGACGGTCTGCGCTTCCTCCACCCAGCACACGTCCACGCCTTCAAACGACTTGATGTTGGTCGGGTTGTTTTTCAGGCCAATGAACGCGAATTCCGTGCCGTTGGCCCCGCGGATGGTGGCCTGGGTGATGTCGTAGAACCCCAGCAGCCCCAACGCTTCGATCTGGTCGCACAGTAGCTTGTGGACGGAATCCTTGATGCTGGTCTGGTACTCACGGGCGCACAACACACGGATGGGCTTTTTGACGCCCTTAATCAGCAGCGCCCTGGCAATGCCCCACGACTTGGCGCCGCCTCGCCCGCCGTACAGCACTTTGTATCGGCTGGATCGGAATAACCCTTGCAGCTTAACCGGAAACTGCGCGTTGGCAGCCGCCTGGTCAGCTTGCTGGGTGGCTGTCAAGGTTTGCGATTGATCCATCGGGGTTCATAAATTGCACGGAAATGACTGACGGCCCCAACGGGGCGCCATCCTTGCCGGTGATTTCCTGTTCGATCTTGTCACGCCAGCCCAGCACGTTCTTGGCCGTAAAGATGGCAAACGTGCTGTTGTAGGCGCCTTGCATCGTGCCTTCCACCAGGTTGGCTTGCTGCAAATCCTTCGCCTTTTTATAGGCATAAGAAAACGGAGGGTTGCGTAATGTCCCGTCCAGGTTCTTTGCGGTCGCCCAATCGTGCAGCGTCTCAGTAGTAACCCCTATATTTGTGGCGAACCTGGCCAGGGTTGGAAACTTGCCTGGCAACACCTGGATGGTTTCGTTGCCTGACTTGTCCATTACGGTCACTTCCCTGGTGGGGGATTGGCTGAAAAACTCCAGCAACATATCCACGAATTCTTCGCGGTACTTTGTGGGCCTTCCGGTCGTCTTTGGCTCCACGCTGGCGGGCGTGTCTTTGGGGGTGTGACGCCGCCCCCGCTTTTTGACGGGTGCGTCGGTCATCATTTTTTACCCTTCGGCTTGGCGGCTTCCCGCTTTACAGAATAGGCAATAGCCACCGCTTGCTTGGGTGGCTTACCGGCTTTGATCTCGGCCTGGACGTTCTTTTCAAACGCTTTCTTGCTGGGTGATTTGGTCAGCGGCATTTTCTGTTCCTTCCTTGGATTTGTCCTGGCTCAATTGGGCAAGGACATTGTTGTATTCCTGGATGGCTCCGCTGATCTGCAACAAGATGGCTTCGTGTTGCTTCGCCAGTTCTCGCAATTCAGCCAGGCGTTTAGCAATTTGTTCCGGTGTCATTTTTTCGCTGTCTTGGCGCTTTGTTTAAAGGCTTTGGCCGTGGGGGCGCCTTTGTCCCCAGGGCTTCGCATACGTTCAGGCGTCTTGCCCGCTGCTTTTTGGCTTTCGATCCGGTCACGCTTTGCAGCGATGTTGGCGTAAAGCCCAGGCTTGGCGGCCATGATTAAGCGGCGGCGATGGCTGCCAGCGTATCCACGCGGCGCCAGGTCGAACCGTTGCTGAATGCCATCACGGGGCTGCCAGCAGCGCCGTTGGACACGTAAATCATTTGGCCAGCGGGTGATGCTGACGGCACGGTGGCCACGGTGTAAGCCTGGAATTCGACCAGGACAACTGCGGGATCAGCGTATGCGACGCCAACGGCTTGGTTATTGGACATGACAGTTCCTTTCAGGGGTTAAAAATTGTCGGTTTGATTTTTGCACTTAATCTTCGACCACGCAAGCGATGTCGGCTTCCTGGATGATCTGGTAATCCTGGCCTTCAAAACGTTGTACGGGCCAATCCAGGTATGTCCCGTTGCCGTATTTGATTTTGTCGCCCACCTTAATTTCATGCACTTGGGGGCCGATGGCCACAATTTCGCCTTCGTTGAATTTTTCGGTGTTCTTGACGTAAATGATGTCTGACAGGTTTCTGACAAACGGCTTTACAACAACACGGTCATGCAGCGGGCGCATTTGCATTTTTTGGCTTCCTTCCAGGTTTCTTACGTTCGACCGGCACTTCGGCCATCTTGGTTTCGTCGGTGGTGATGTCGTACACGGGCAAAGAAACCATCTTGATGGTCTGCTCGACGTGTTCGCCGCACCAATCCATTTCGTGTTTGTTTTGGGTCGTGGGGTAGCGACGGCAGCCGCCAATCACCTGGCCAGCGACAAAGAAACGACAGGTTTTGCAACGGACGTCGTTCATCGCACTGGCTTTCCAGCACGGACGGCAGCGTTCAGGGCTGCGGCCATGTCTTCAGCAGCGGAACGCACTTTTGCTTCGTGCATCCGCTTCATTCGATGTTCAGCGGGCGTTGCCTCGCGTCCCTTCATAGATGGCTTGGCTGATACTGCCGCTTCGGTAGGCTTTTTCAAGGGCATCACTTAATCCTTTTCTCACTTCATTGTGATCCAGGCGTGGCAACTTGTCAAGTCCGCTTACAACGTTTGCATTTCCTGGGCCGCGGCTGTTGTCAATGACCATCATGTGGAACCGGTGATCGTCGCCGTATTTGGATTGCAGCCGATCCATAACGTCACGCGAACCCATGTGGGTTTTGAAATGTTCGTCGATTGGAACGGTGCGACCGCTTCCCTTTTCGGCTTCCATGTTTCTGGCCCGCCTTAGGGCGCCGCCTTCCATGGCTTCCACGGGGTCGCGGTAGGTGTACACAATGCCGACCTTACGACCGGCTTTCAGTGCCTGGTCGATTTTCTTGTCAGCCGAATCAAACGAATTCATGTTGGTGTCGTACACCATTTCCGCGTCGCGGATCGCTGGGCTGACTTCCCTGGCCATTTGCAAGCCGGTGCTTTTTCCCGCGCCAGTGCCGCCAGCGGTGAAAAACACGGTGTTGTCCATGCCTGGCGGGGTGGGCTGGGATAGCTTCTCGGCGTACATCTGTTTGACGAATGCCGATGACGGTTCATGCACGTCTGCCGACCTGGTGCGGTCGGCGCGGTACTCTGGCGACATTTCACGGGCGTCGTCCGTGTTCAGGATGCGGCCACCATTGGTCGATGGCAATGCCGCGTACTCTGACGCCAGGCCGGTGTAATCGTTGGCCAGGCGCTCGAAATACGACTGTTCAATCGGGTTGGCCGATTGGGATTGGGGCAGTGTCGGCTGTGGAACAAGCGATGCCAGGGCGGCCTGGGTAGGCTGTGCGCCCTGGGCCGCCGCCGGTTGCTGCCCCGCCGCTGCCAGTTGTGACAGCGGGGTGGCCATTACTTCTGGTACGACTTACGGTCGTGCGAGTAGCAAACGCCCTTGCTGCGGCCACCATCAAAATTGTGGTTCGCGCCAGTTGCGTCAGCTTTGCCCATGGCCACGCCATTTTTGATGGCCTCCATGCGCTCACCAGACTTGTCGCTGGCAGCAGCGCCAGCGGGCGCCTTGGCGCTTGTACCGTAACCCTTGGGTTGCATTTCGGCGTTATCTTTCATGGTCTTTTCCCTTTCAGTTTAGGAATTTCAAACGATACAACGTTTTGTCAATCAACGATGCGATTTCGTCGATGATATTCTGAAGTTCAGAATCTTGTGGCAAATCTTCCCTGGCTTCTTTGACAAACTCAGACAACGATTCCAGGTATTTCACTGGATTTTTGGCGTTGTGGAATTCTTCAGGGTACTTTTTGATTTTTTCGTATTTGCCCTGGTACGCTTCGGCAAAGTCGTCGGCCAGGTCAATGATTTCGACGTAATACTTCCCCAGCGCCTTGTGTTCCGAATACGAATCGGTTGAAAGGTGCATGAAATGTGTCACCGTGCTGCTGTGCAGCAATGCGGCGATAAATTCGGATGCGTCGTTTTCCATGGGGCGATGATAAATGAAAAAATCGGGGGGTGATAGCCCCCCGTCAAGGTGGCTCAGTTCTGGCAACTGTCGATAAGCCGCGTCAATTCTGCCTCACTTGGCAGCGGGACGTCAACGGGCCATTGGTTGGCGTCTGTCAAGTGCTGCACCGTCTTCATGTGCGCGGCCACCCAGGCTTGCTGGCGTTCCTTTTTTGACCATTTGGCGCCCTGGTCAATGTCGTGGTGGCACGACATACACAACGCGGCCACCAGGTTGTCGTCGGCCTTAATGCCGCGGCCCTTGCCCCCTCCCCAATTGGTGTGCGCTGCCTGGACAAAATGCCCCGACCCGCACAACTGGCAATCAAGGCTGGCGACCAGGCGCAACAGCTTTTTGCTTCTCACGTAGGGGTGTTTTGGAATCATAAACTTTTTCGATTGTTGAAAACCGGTGCAAATTGCCACATTCGTAACGGCGGTGTTTTTCGTTGTTTGGCTTTTTGCGGGTTTCTTTGACCAGCGTCCAAGCGCCGCATTCGGGGCATTTCACGTTTCAATTCCTTTTTCAGCGCACCAGGCCAGCAACCATTCGATAAATTCGGTGGCGTCGGGTATGGTGAATTTGTGTGTTTGTCGGCCCAACTGGACGACGCGCTGGCCATCCAGGCTTGGCGCCACCTTGCCAATCTTGCGGTCGGTTTCGTGCGCCCACTGGTCGATCAACAGGCGTTTCCAATCGTCTGCCGACCAATTCGATCCAGCCGCCCGCATCGCCAAATAAATCTGGTGGATGATGGCGTGGAACATATCGTTTTGATCCGACGACCTGGTGGCGCGTTTGATTTCCAGGCGCATTTTGTGGCCAGCCATCAAGTTGTTTTTAACGTCGGGCCAAATGTTGTCCATCAACACCTTGGCTTGCTGGGCGTTGTGCAATTCGTAAATCATTTCATCACGCCCAACACGCGCAACGCGGCGTCCACGCCATCAACAACGGCCAGCGGGCCACCGCGCCAAGCGCCGTGCCACTTCAGTTGGTCTTCGGTCAGTCGCCGCGCCGACGGCGGTTTATGGCCGTCTTTAACTTCAAGCAAAATGGTTTTGCCTTGGTGGCCCACCAGCAAATCAGGGACGCCGACGCCAACGCCCGCCAAACTTTGCACCGTAGCGCCAGCCGCCCGCAGCGCCTGGACAACTTGCTCCTGGTTTGCATCAATTTTTGCCGCCCGTCTCATGTTTGCACCTGTTCATGTCTTCCCGCAAGGTACGCGCTGCACCAGGGCCGCGGATTTTCTCGATTTTCTCTATCGTGTCCGACCACCACGCGTTCGCAAACCTCGCGCCCCTCTCGCGTTGGTGAACCTTGAACCGGCGCAACCAATCCCTGGCTTCGCATTCCCGTCGCCAGGCTTCCGACCAGGTGGGTTTCTCGCCATCCAGCAAGGTCGCCTGTGGCGATAAGGGCCGCGGTGATTTGTTCAAAGTCAAAGTTTTGTCCCTCTTTTATTTTGTCCAGCAATAAATGGCCTTCGTCGCGTGTCATTGAATGCGACCTTTCATTGCCTCAACGTGCGCTCTTTGTTGATCCATCAATTCATCACGCTGCTGGCAAACTTGCTGATACAAGTTGTATAAGGTTTCAACGCCACTTGACAATCGCCTAAGTTCGGCAGCCGCACTAATTTGGGCTTCCATGCTGGCATCGTTGCATTCAAGGTAATCACATAATTGCAAAAGTTCTTCGCGGGTCATGTATTCCCCCTGTTTCGGATGGCGGCGGCGTAAGACACCCATTTCGGCGTTGTTGTTGGCGCATATGTTTCACACACCTTTGCACACGCCTCTCTTTCGGCTGCTGCAATGCTGCGCTCGTACTCAGTCCAATGCTCTTGTGTCCACGTGCGGTTTCGCTCATCAGCACGGACAAGGGCTTCAAAGTCTTTGATGGCATCTGTGCTGCACATATAAGTGTTGGTGTGTTCTTGCCAAAAACCAGCCTCACGGGCCATGTCTATCGTGTCTCTTGTCATTTCGGCATCCTCATTTGTTTTGTCATTTCACGCAGCATGGCCAAGGCTTTTTCTTTGGCTTCCTGGGCTGCAATCTGTTCGTGTACGGTCGGCTGGCGCGTCACCAGCGTGTGGGGCTTGTCAGGAATGCGCGGGCCGTCGTTTAACAGTTTGGCAAACGCCAGGGCCGATGGCGGGCGGTCGGGGTTCATGTGCTTCAACGCGTAATCCATCTTTGGCCGGTACGTCAGGCCGCGCCCGCATTCGTCCATCCATGCCTGGCGAATGATGGCCGGATCAATGTCGCGCCAATGGTTGGCAAAGGTGGCGCCGTAAATGGCGTTCATCTTGGTAAAGATGTAATCAAAGCCGCTGTCGGCATCACAAAAGTCGTTTGCGTTCCACATCGGACACCTCCACGGTTTGTTCAGGTTTCGCCCAAAAGTTTGTTGGCTTGGGTGTGGCCAGGCCGCGGGTAAGTGCCGCCATTTGCGTCAAACGGGCCTCTGACGCGGTTTTCTTGGCTGCCTGTTGCCGACGTACCCAATTGCGCCAAGTCGCCGTCCAATCGGTTTTTACGCCCTTTTGGCCAGGCTGGGCAATCCAGTAGTCACGGAACCCGTCGAACGTTTCCCTGGGGTCAAGTTCGGGCCGGTGTTGACGACAAAAACCAACCCATTCGTCAGACAACGGAAAGTCAGGGGCCAATCGCGTCCCGCGTTGGCTCTCTCTCTTTGGTTTCTGGTTATTGGTTATTGGTTCATGGTTACTGGTTAGGGTTATTTTGGGTTCGACTTGGGTTTCCTGTGGCAACCCACTGGGTTTTTTAGGGCGCCCACCCTTGCGTCCGTTCTCACGGTTGCGCTCAGCAAGTTGGTGGTAATGCGCGATTTCCAGGTCGCAACGGTCGTGCCGCCAGCCGTCATCACCGCAAACAAACATATCGTTCAGCACAGCAACAATGACCATTTGGTCAATTCGCAAACGCCTGGCAACCCATTGGGTATCTGCTGGGATTGGTTGTTCGGTGTCGTAGTACATATCCAGCAACCGACGAAACGCCAAATCTTCCTCATTGGAAAGATGGGCCGTCGATGCCCGATAGTCACCTATGTGAAATTGGTAATAGTGCATTTTTTCCTCACGCCGTCCCACACAAAAAAGGAAATCGCGGCGGGCGGGTGGGCTCGCTTTTCGGTTGGGTAATTAGTCCAACCTAGCCGGATTCCAGCAAATTCTATCCCTTGAACCACTTGGGCCGCAAGGCCCGCAACTGCCACAAACGCGCCTGGGGAACCCTGTCGCCCCATTGGCTGATCGCCTGGCGCGTAATGCCCAGCAACTTGGCCAACGCCACGGCGCTGCCCGCTTTTTCAATTGCTTGATGTGTTTCCATGGTCGCATGGTAAGCCAACTTTCGCATTTTTGCAACACCTTGAAAAATATTTTGTAAGGGGGCTTTACAACAATGTAAAGCTGGCTTAATATTCGTCTATGCCCTAGCGAATTGCACGGGGTCTTTTAAAAGGAAATTGAAATGTTGAAAATGATGAAGTTCTACGTTACCAACGGAACAGAAAAAGCCCGCGTTTGGTACAGCCGCGGCCAACTGATTGACGGTCGTGATTGCGTCACGATCTACGCCAAAGACTACACCGGCGCCCTGGGCCGCATCTTCCGCGATGCAGCGCCCTACGAAAACAACACTGACACGATGACCGATTATTTTGAAAAGGGTCGTGTCCGGATTTTTCAAGACAACCCATTTTGGGCCACTGCTTGCGCCCGCGCCGTATAAGGAAAAAGCCATGAACCGCGAACCAACCGATCTGGAAATTGTGGGCATGGCACTGGTGATCGCGCCGGTGCTGTACATCTTGCTGTGGCTTGCCATGGCCATCTTTTAAGGGGAACGACGTGAGAATTTTTAGAGTGCATCGGGCTGGCAAAGTTTTCTTTGCCGCCTACCTGGGCAGCGTTTACATCGAACGCGCCAGCCTGGCCGAATTACGTGAGGCCATCGCAGTCCGTGAAAGTTTTTTAAAAATTTTTGCAAAACCTGTTTACATCGCCAGTTAAGCTGGCTTACAATCGAACCATGCCGGAAACGGTCTTTTAAAAAGGAAATTGAAATGAATGCAAACACTACCAACCGCGACAGCCAAATGTATGGCTGCGACTTCCAGAAATTCCTGGACAGCGTTACCAGCTCCATCACCTACAAATTCAGCGGCGCCAACATGATTGTGGCGGGCTTAATGTCTGACGCCCAGGAACAAATGGCGTTTGGTGATACTGAGGGCGCCCGCCAAACCCTGAACCGCGCCAAAGGCGTTTTGTTTGCGGTCATGGACGGTCAATTGAACGCCAGCGGGGTGGCAGCATGAACGCCGTCACCATCACCAACCCCAACCAAATCGCAACGTTTGTCAATGCTGACCTGGGCGTGGCTGCCCTGGTCACAAAAATCAGCACGGGTTACGCCGTGACGTTGTGGGACACCGACGCGGAAATGCCGGTCGGCGGCGTTCGCACCTACGGCAGCGCAATGTTGGCGCCAGCCATCAACTACGCGCAAAAACTGGCCAATGTTTAACTGGCCATTTCCACCACCAGGGGGGCCAATCCCCTGGACGCGCCAACAACAGCGCGATTACCAACAGCAGCAGCGGGACAAATTACCACCCGCACCATTTTGAAAGGCAGCCATGAAAATTAAACGCATCAAAACCAACGACCAATCGCCACTTCAACCGCGTTTGCTCAACCCCGATTTCAAATATGTGCCAGCGTCAAAAACGGACGTCCTCAAACGATTCCGCGACCTTGGCTGGATTCCCCCGTCTGAATTGAAAACTCAATCCTAAAACTGAAAGGCTAAACATGAAAGTTTATAAAGCAATCAACGCCGTCCAGGCTGAATTGTCCACGGTCGGCATCACTAAAGACCGTCGCAATATGCAAGGCAGCGGTTACAACTTCCGCGGCATTGATGATGTTTACAACACCATTTCGCCTTTGTTGGCAAAACATGGTTTGTGCATTTTGCCCCGCGTGTTGGCGCGTGAATGTATTGAACGCGTCAGCCAAAAAGGTGGCGCGTTGTTTTACATCACTGTTGAAGTTGAATTCGATTTTGTATCTGCTGAAGATGGCTCTAAACACACCGTCAAAACGTTTGGTGAAGCAATGGACAGCGGCGACAAAGCCACCAACAAAGCAATGTCAGCCGCTTATAAATACGCCGCATTCCAGGCGTTCAGCATTCCAACTGAAGCGGACAACGATGCCGACGCGCACACGCATTCTGTGGCCGCTGTGCCTGACATCACCGACCACCTGGCTGCAATTGATGCAAGCGCCAGCAGCGACGAATTGGCAGCCGTTTACAAAACAGCGTTTGAGGCTTGCCAGGGCAACCAAGCATTGCAAGCCAAAGTGATGGCAGCCAAAAAAGTTCGCGTGGCCCGTGCCAAAAAAGATTTATCAACCAAAGGAAATTGAAATGACTGACGAAATCGAACAACGCACCGACGAATGGTTTGCCGCCCGCCTGGGCAAGGTCACCGCGTCCAAGGTGGCCGACGTGATGGCCCGAACAAAGTCGGGTTACAGCGCCAGCCGCGAAAACTACATGGCCCAACTGGTGGTCGAACAAATCACCGGCACACGCCAGGAATCGTTCAGCAACAGCGCAATGCAATGGGGAACCGACCAGGAACCCTTTGCCCGCGGCGCGTATGAAGCGACCAGCGGCAACATGGTGGAGGAAGTGGGCTTTATGAACCACCCGACCATCGCCATGGCTGGCGCGTCACCCGACGGGCTGATTGGCGACGACGGATGCGTGGAAATCAAATGCCCCAACACGGCCACCATGATCGAAACGCTGCTCACGGGCGCCGTGCCGCAAAAGTATTTCACGCAAATGCAAATGCAAATGGCTTGCGCGGGCCGCGCCTGGTGCGACTACGTGGTGTTTGATCCACGGATGCCACCCAAGGCGCAACTGTTCATCAAGCGCGTACCGCGTGAAGATGTGTTCATCGCTGACATGGAAGCGGAAATTATCAAGTTCCTGGCCGAAACCGCGGTCAAGGTCGATCAACTGAAGAAAATCATTGGGGAATAAATCATGGCCAAACTCATCAACGAAATCACCGTCATCACTGGCACGTACACCAACGCCCAGGGGCAGCAAAAGAACCGTTACCAGCGCATCGGTTCGATCATCGAAACCAAGAACGGGCCAATGCTCAAAATCGACGTGATGCCCCTGAAGGAAGGCGGTTGGGATGGCTGGGCATACATCAACGAACCACGCGAACGTGACGACCAGCCGCAGCAGCGTGGCCGCCAGGCGCCGCAAAGCAGCGGGTTCGACGACATGAACGACGACTTGCCAAACTTCTAAGGGGCCATTATGGGTGCAATCATTGGCATTTTGTGTTTCATCGCCTGGTTGACCCATGTCTTTACCTGTTTTGCGGGTGGGATGTGGGGGTTCTTACTGGCTGGCGCGATCTTTTTCCCGCTTGGCATTCTCCACGGGTTCTACCTGTGGTTTGCATAAGGGGGCGCTATGCAGTTGGATTTTTTTGGTGATGCTGAACACTACCTGGCGCAACTGAAAACCAACTGGCGGGCCACCATTGAAAGCGACGGGGGCCACTGCCCCTGTTGCGACAAGTGGGGCAAGATTTCCCCCTTCACCATCACTGAAACACACGCGCTGGCGCTGCTATGGCTGTCCAGGGCGCCGTGTGACGGTGACGGCTGGGTGGATGTCCCGCCAATTGCACCAGCCTGGATGCTGCGCGGCAAAAACTACACGACCATGGCCAAGTGGGGTCTGATCGAACAAGGTGGCCATGACGACAAATCAAAGCGGTCGGACGGGTTCTGGCGCGTGACGGCCAAGGGGCTGCATTTCCTTTGCGGAACCACCACCGTGCCGCGCAAGGCTTTCATTTACAACAACCAAGTGCAAGGCTGGTCGGACGAATGCGTGTCGTTCAGGGATTGCTTTGGCCGTCATTTTGATTATGCTGACGTGATGGCCGACAACTTCAATTTGAACGGGATCAAACTATGAACAAAAACGAAATGGAATTGGACATGATGGTGGCCGACTTGGAACACGAAAACCGGCTGCTGCGGGCCAGGAATGAACGGCTGGAAACAGAAAAAACCGATTGGGTTTGTCCATTCTGCTACGCGACCAAATGCGAAACGCCTGGCGAATGCAAAAGCCTGGCGATCCGCAACCAGGTGCTGGAGGAAGTCGCCAAGGAATTCGACAAAATGAAAGTCCTGGGCGACACCGCGGCGTCGTTTGCGGTGTTCGTCAGGAACATGAAACGTTAAACGAACGGCCTGGTTCCGGCCTTGTCGATAATCAGGGCTTGCTTACGCGGTGCGGTCGAATCAGTGTTGGGTACGCTGATATGTGTCCAACGGTCAAACTCGCGAATCACCTGGTCGAACCCGATGCCGCTGGCCACGATCTTTCGCACCACTTCGTCGGGCGTCATGCCTGGCACACGGAAGTCGGCAGCGCATCCAATCCGGTGCTGGCTGGTGTCTCGGCTGCCCACCGCGTCGTTCACCTTTTTTGTCCGCAGCCCCGACGAAATCATTATGGGCTTGCCGCCCAGCACAACCTTGACTTGCTCCAGGAAGTCAGCCAGGCGCGTCAGGTTGGCCAGTTCCTGGTCGTTGGGGCTGTTGTCCCACCCGTTGCGCTCGGCTGTTTCGGATGCGGTCAATTCTTCCAGCGTGAAATGTGGCGTCAGGTTCATTTTTTGCCCTTCATGTCAACGATTTTTTCCAATGTGCGGCCACCAAAGTAAAACGACATCACCAGCATTCCCCACTGGCCCAGCAGCGTGACGTATTCCTCGTTTGCGTTGTAGCCGAATGCCGACATCATGGCAAACACAAAGTAGCCCACAAAGATGGCCACCAGGGTCATGGGCCGGATGTTTTTGGACAGCCAGGAATCCGACGACATATCGGCTTTCAGGCGGTCGGTCAGGTTGTTTTGCTCGGTCTTGTACAGGTCGGTGTCGTTGGCCATCTTGGCCAGTTCGCCGTCCTGGGCCATCTTGGCCAGTTCCAGTTGCGCCTTGGCTTTGGCTTCGGGATCGGGAATCAGTTTGTCGATCAGCTTCCCACCGACATTCAACAATGCGTCAAGTGCAAACATTATTTTTTCTCCAGCCTGGTTTCAATGATCGCAATTTTTTGGCGATTGTGCTGAATATCGTCGCGGTTCTTTTGGATTTCAGCGGAAAGGTCTTGTCGCAGCCGTTCACGCGCCAATTCCGCGCCGGTGTTGGTGGCTTGCTTGTTGTCGCTGGTCACAACCAAGCTGATCTTGCTGTTCAAAATCGTTACTTCATGGCTCAGACTAGATAGCGCCGTCATCAGGTACACCACGCACGAAAACAACAACGGGAGGATGGCAAACGTGATCTTTTCAATCAACGCGCCTTTTGCGGATTCTTCGCTCATTTCAATGCCCTTTCATCCAACTGATTGCAAACCCTACGGCGCTGGAAATGAACGACACAAACGCCATTCCAGCCCAAAAGCCCCCGCGGCCCTGGTTGGCCAGCGCCACCAGCTTTTCCAGGTTGCTTTCCATCTTGTCCATTTTCTTTTCCATGTCGTCAAACCGGCGCTCGTAGTTTTGAACCTTTTCCCACAACACGCCATATTTGACCGGATCAATTCCGGATTCTTCAAACTGCGCCATTTCACTTTCCTTGTCGGCTAATTTCATCAAGGGTACTTCCCGCGCCTGGCTCAAGTGCTTCCCTGGCAAATCTTTTTTCTTTGCTTGACTGAATTTTTTGCCTGACGATGGTTCCGGCTGGAATTCCAAATTTACCCAAACCAACCACGTTACCGGCTTGCTCGGCTTTATTGGCCAAGTAGCCAACCACGCTGTTGGAATTGTTGACAAACGATCCACGGGGCTGGAATTGCGTGTACCCAGCCACGTTGCCAAGGGTACGTAATTTCAACTGGCTTTCAGGGTCAAAAATGGCCCCAAAATTCTTTACGTCATCCAATTGTTTTACGGCCTTGTTGTAGTTGGCTTGGCTGAAGTTGCCTTCGCCATCAATGATGCCCGCTTTGTCTGACAAGTAATTGATGGTTCCGGCTTTGATGTGCTGGTGGCCTAACGAATCACGACCCAAAGTGTCAATCATCGTGTTGATGTTTTTGTTCACGCCGTTGATGACAAACTTGTTGAAATACTTGTCAGCGGGTACGGCATCAGTGACTGCGGCTTTATAAGCTGGGTCTTTTTTCAACGCATCAAAACGGGCTTTGGCCAAATCACGCGCTTTGTCTGCAACGGGTTTAAGCGCCGCAGCTTCGCCTTTTAACGGCAAATTTTCCATTGCTTCGCGAATTACACCCACGGCAAATTCTCTGTTTCCATCACCAGCTCGCGCTGCTTTTCGCCCTTCGGCAGCCAGGTTGGTTCGCAATGCTTCAAATTGCTCAAACGTCATCGGCTCGCCTTCGCGAAACCTTTTCAAATCAGCAGCAATTTCCGGCGGCACAAAATTGGTTTTCAATTTTTTAGCCAACATTTCATCAGCATTGCGAACAATGGCTTGTCCATCAACGGGGAATTGCCCGCCGTTGGCGTCTTCCAGGGCTTTGTATGCTGCGCCAATTTCAATGTTGCGCGTTTCATCCAACGCTTTGTAGGCGTCAATCAACGCATCGCTGGAATCAATGGTTTTGGTTGTAAACACATCAGGCGACGTAAGTTCACGACGCTTTTGCAAGTTATCCACCAACAACTGGTTTTGTTCTTTGATTCGGTTTGCCAGCGATGGCTGGCTGCCACGCAAATTCTGCTCTTTAGATAGTTGTATTACGTCACCAGTTGCCTGACCTTTTAACAGTCGAACCGGAACATCCAAAGAATCAGCTTCTAAGTGACGCAACACCGCGGGCATATTTGCTTTGTCCAACGGCATATTGCCGTACAACTTTTGGAATTCGTCCGTGGCACTTGTCAAAGCCTGGCGCACGATGGTTGCGTCCGGCGTGGCTGCTGCGCCCGCGCTTACGCGGCCAGGGGCTGGTGGAACGGCCTGTGGCGGCACGGGAACGCTTGGGGCTGTGGGTTGGCCTGGGCCGCCCAACGTTGGCGCCCTACGCGGCACTCTGGTGGTTCCTGGCGCTATTGCCTCAACGGTCGCACCAACGCCGCGCTGAACGGCTGCGGGTGTGACGTCCTTGGTGGCTTGCAAAACCTTGCCGCCAGCTTGCTGCACGGCTTGGCCAGCCAGGCCAACTTCGCGCTGCACGGTCTTGCTGAACGGGGCCGCGGTCAAGCCCAATTCCATGTAGTACTGCACTTCCTGTTTGGGCATACCCGTTTTTTGGGCAATCCAATCGGCGCCTTTGTCCACGTTCTCGCCAATAAACTGCATGATGCGTTGGCTGGCTTCGCCTTTGTACTCCGGCGTTTCAGTGACGCCAAAGGCTTTGCCAAACGGTTTGTCGATGGCGCTGACAACTTTGCCCTTGGTCGCTTCGGCTTGCTCTGGTGTTTGGCCCATGGCACGGGCGCCCGCATATGTGGCCATGCCAGCCACGCCAGGAACAACGCCCGCAACCGTGTCGGCCAGGGCAGCACTGGATCGCAAAAACGACGTGACCTTGGTGGCCACTTTGCCTTTGGGGGGCGGCTCGTTGAATGCGTCGGCCACCGCAGCGTTCACCGCGTCGGGTTTCATCAAGTCGTCAACGCTCAATTGGCCAGGGGTCGCGCTGGGGGTTGCGTCGGCTTTGCCGGTGTGGCCAAACACGGCCTTGCGGCCACTTTCCATTTGCGTGATGCCAGCGGCCAATTGCTGGCGCACCAACGGGCTGTCCAGGTCAATCGTCTGTTTGGGATCAAGCCCCGTCACGCGGGCGACATGGGCGATATATGCCTTGGTGTCGTTTTCGTTGGGCGGCGCCCAGGTCGAAATCACGCCTTCCAGCGTGTTGATGCCTTTGCGCTTGTAACCCTTTAGGTTTTTGTCCAGCGCGGCCAAGCCTTCTTCCATGCTGCCGTATTCGGCCAACTTGCCACCAGGCATCAATGCGCCTGGATTGTTCGTGCGAATTGGCGCCGGTGTTTTGGGCTGGGCCATTGTCGGTGCGGCGGCTTCTTTTGCCGTCGGGAATCTTACGTCAACCGCAACATTTCGGCCCTCGTTTGTCTGGACGTTGAATGTCGGGGTTGCTGGCGCTGGCCGTGCCGTTGGCTTGATCTTCACGCCAAGGGCATCACCCACCGCGGCATCAATTTGGGCGGGGTCGAACATTTCAGTAGCCATTACTGCCCCTTAATCAATTGCTGCATTCTGCCGATGTTGTCTGTCAGGCGCTTGTAACCAGGCGTGTTCGGGCCACCGGCTGCTTTGACAACTTCG